CCATATTTAAGGCCTTACGAAGAGGTAATGACTGGTTATTTAGGAGCAGGTGGTTGGTCTGATGGTAAATTAACTTACTCAACACAAATTGGTGGACAATTATCAAAGTATGTAGGTGAAGAAAAAGCAATGGAGCTTATGAAGCAAGTTGTAGATAATTTTACTAGATTTCACCCACACCCAGAGCAAATAGTATTATCATCTCCAGATGAAGAACCAGAATTTATTAAACCATATTTTGGTTTAAGATTATTTCCATGTTGGCATATTGGTACTGATTATTTACATGAAATAGGTAAAAGTTGGTATGATTATTTAGTAAGTAAAGGTGTAGAATTTCACTGGGAAACTAAAGTAAATGATATTGATTTTGATACTAAATGGATTACAGCTACAAATGATACTAATAAATTAGAATTAAATTATGATAAATTAATATTTGGTGTAGGTAAATCAGGTATTGATTTTACATCTAACATAATGCAAAAATATGATTTACCAACAGAAGAAAAACCAGCTCAAGTAGGTGTTAGATTTGAAGCACCACAAAAGCATTTTCAAAAATTAATTGATGTAGCTT